CGATGCTTTAGCTAATATCACAGCATTTAGAGAAAAATTAAATACCAACGAATTTTCAAGCGATGGGCAAAGTGCATTAAATCCAGATGCAACTATTGAAAATGTGAGAACAGAGCGAATAGAAAAAACTAAAAACGAAAAAGTAGATATTCAAGTCTCGGCATCAAAAGGGAGTGATGTTGAGTTATTAGAAGACTCTACAAATCAAGTACAATTAACACCGACATTAGGATGGACGTAGTCGATATAATGATACATGAAAGCGGATCAGGTGGGGATTTATCTCTAATCAATGATGACTTAGCGACTATTTCTGGATTAACAAATCAAGTTTATTTGGCTTTATTTGGGGGAAATATAGAACAATCAACAGTACCAGACTTATCAGAATTAGATGATCGTCAAGATTGGTGGGGTAATTCACTTTTATTAGTTGAAAATCAATTAAACTCAAATTTTGAAAGGAAAATAAACCAAATTGCTTTAACCTCGGGAGGTGTTAGAACTTTAGAAAATGCAGCAAAAGAAGATTTAAAGTTTTTAAAAGATATTGCAGATGTAACGGTTAATGGTTCTATTTCAGGATTAAGCAGATTTGAGTTAACCGTAAATCTAGTTGAGCCGGATAAGACATCAACTAAGATAAAATTTATTTGGGATGGAACTAAAAAAGAATTAATTCAAACAGTAATAATATAGCTATGCCAACATATAACGAATTATACACAAGCGTACAAGCTGATTTAAGAAATAAATTAGTCATAAAAAACATATTTGGTAAAGTTGTATTAAATGTTCTTGCAGCAGTTCAGGCAGCAAAATTAAAAATATATTATCTTAGGATTGACTTTGTTTATAAAAACATATTTCCAGACCAAGCCGACCCTGAAACAAAAGGGGGTGCTTTAGATCGTTTCGGATTTGTTAAATTAGGACGTTATCCTTTTGCAGCAACAGCAGGGGTTTATACGGTAGTAGTAACAGGGAATATAGGGGCTGTAATACCTCCAAATACAACATTTAAAAGCTTAGATACATCAAACTCACCAGATAAGTTATTTGTATTAGATAGTACTTTTACTTTTATTGCCGAAACAGGCGAAATACAGATAAGATCCTTAGATTTAGGTAAACAATCTGAATTATTCGAAGGCGATCAGGTTCAGGTTACACAGCCGCTTGCAAATGTAGAAAGTTTTGCAGTTGTTATAATTATAAATACTATTCCTTTGGAGTCGGAAAGTACGGACGAATATAGAGCAAAAACAATACAAGCCTTTAGAACAGAAGCACAAGGGGGTTCTAAATCAGATTATAAATTCGAATGGTCTTTAGATGTACAAGGCGTAAAGGCAGCATATCCATATTTAAACACAAGCCCCTCAATAATAGATTTATATGTCGAGGCTAATCCAGAGGACTCAACAGATGGATACGGAACGCCAGCACAATCAATATTAGATGCAGTAGAGGAGGTTGTGGAATTTGACCCCGATATTACAAAGCCACTTGGTTCACGAGGTCGTAGACCTATGGGCGCTTTTCAGATTAACTTTTTACCAGTTCAAGTTTTACCAGTTGATGTTGTAATTACTAATTTGAGTGATGTTTCATTTTTGGCGGCAATCAAAACATCTATGGAAACTTTTTTACTTGACATAAGACCTTTTATTGACGGTGCGGACGATCCTAATAATTCACAAAAAGACTTACTTTATGAAAACGATGTTTACGGAGTAGTTAGAGGTGTTTTAGGAAGTTCGGCAATATTCGATTCTTTAATCGTTAATGTAGATAGTAATCCTATAAATATTTATGAATTTACATTAGGGAATATCCCATATATAAATACTGTTACAAATGTCTGATTTTTCGATTGAAATATTATATGATAGTGATTTTGGAGTTAAAGGATCTGGAGACGGGGAATTTAATTTAGCATCTGGTTGTATAATATTAAACGATGAATTATTTGTAGCAGACAAACAGAATAACAGGATACAAGTTTTTGATTTAGATGGTAATTTTTTACGCAAATTCGGAACAGTAGGATCAGGAAATGACAATTTCTTTTTTCCTGAAGGAATAACAACTGATGGAACAGATTTATTTATTGTAGATGGCGCAAATAGCAGAATAAAAAAGCACCAAATAGATGGAACTTTCTTACTTGAATTTGGAACTTATGGAACAGGGGATGATAATTTCATTAATCCAGTAGGTATTGATTATTATGATGGTAAATTATATATAGCAGATAAACAAAATCATAGAATAAAAACTCATTTAATTGATGGTACTTTTACATATGAATTTGGAACTTACGGGACAACTAATAGTTTTTTAAACTTTCCTGAAGATGTAAAATTTATAAATGAAAATTTAATTGTAGCTGACTCAGGAAATAAGAAGGTTAAAACCTTTAATATTTCAGGTACTTATATATCTAGAGTTTCAGATATATATTTTGGCTATCCGGTTGGAATTACAAAAATAACAGATGATATTTTTGCAGTATCAGACAAAACAAGGAGTGAGATATTCTTTTTTGATAATTCAAATGAAAAAATACAATCATTTGGTTCTGTAGGGCCAGGAGAACAAAGTTTATTCTTTCCATTATCAGCAGTATATGATAACGAACTATTGTTTATTGTAGACTCAGCAAATTTTAGAGTAAAAAAATTATCTGCTATTCCAGCATTTGAAGTGCCTGTTTATAGAGATGTAATTTTACGATTAACAAAACAATTATATCCGACTGGTCGGGCTTGGTGGCTAAATTATCAAAATACTTTTTCAGATATACATGAAGGTTTAGCACTTTCTGAAAGCAGAGCTTTAGCAGCAACAGATAGGTTGTTAGATGTAATTTTACCAGACAATGATAATTTTAATGAAGAAGATGCTTTTAACTGGGAGTCAGCATTAGGTTTAATTTCAGCTACTGATTTAGAAGATCGGAAATCAGCTATTTTGCGTAAAATGCAATATCCTGGAGATATTCCAGCACGACAACACTATTTATATTTACAAACTCAATTACAAGCGGCTGGATTTGATGTTTATGTTCATGAAAATAGATTTGAAACAGCAACGCCTGGCGTTTATGAGATTGTAGATCCTGACGCCATAAGTAGTTTAGTACAATTAGGATCACAATTAAGTGATGATACACAATTAAGAGGAGCTGTCAACTTATCTCCATATACAATTATAGGTAATTATATTGATGAAACAAAAGAAACAGTAAGTTTTAATAGCATAAGTGGAGGAACACAATTAGGTATTGAACAACTTGGAAGCGTTCAATTATCAAAAGTATTAACATTAACAAAAGATGAATTATTAAGGCAAACATTTTTTATCGGTGGGCTAAATTTTCCAGACCCTGCACAAGTAAAAACAGAACGTAAAAACGAATTTAGAGAATTAATACTTAAAATTAAGCCTGTTCAAATGGCAGGGATATTATTCATAAACTATATATAACTATGAGACTATTAACAGATGCGACAAACATAACAGCCCCGGATACAGAATATGTTAAGGGACGTATTAAAAACGAAGTAACACCCGGTTCGAGTAACGACGGTACTGTTTTAAATGAAGTTCTATTCGGCGATATTATTGAAACTTTTCAAAAAATAGTTAGTGAAGTTGGTATAACAGAAAATGGAAATCCTGACAATACCACAAATGGTCATCAATTACTAGATGCTATAGTTAGTTATTTATCAGCGTCACTTGATACGATTGGTTATTTTTCTAGCCCAACATTATTAAATGGATGGAAAATAAATGCTGGGGGGATTGGTTATGGCGAAGATGAGTTAGGGAAACAATTTTTAATTATTGATTCGCTAGATGGAACAAGTGCTACAGGTGATATTATTTGTAATTTAAGTAATGTTTCAACTCATAGTCATAGGAGGTTTTTTACTGGATCAACAGATTCTTATTCATTAGTACCATTGCAAATTGATTCATTGGGTAATTTAAGAACTAATTCAAGGTTAGATTTTATTTGCTGTGCAATTTGGATAACCCCATAATATTATTATACATTAATGGCTAATACGTTTAACGTAAATACAGATGAAGTTGTAAAACTTACAAATAACCTTGAAAAAATCAATAGGTCGGCTATGCCTGTAGCTATTCGCAAAACAATAAATGAAGCAGCAATTGAGGCTAAAAACTTACATGTTGCTAAAACATTTGATAAACAATTTACGATAAGAAAAAAGAAATTCATTGAATCACATACATGGGCTAATAAATCGCCAAATACATTTAATTTACCTCAAATGGTTTCAGGGATGGGAGTTATCCGAGGTAAATCAACAGCAGGAGATAATCTAATTTTACAAGAAATTGGAGGTACTGAAAAAAACAGAGATTACATCCCAACTAAAACAGCGAGAAGATCAAAAAGTGCAAATAAACTTGTTTCAAAGAATTATTATCGAACAAAAATGAAGCAAAGAAATAAAAGACCTATTAAAAAATATGCAACATTTGCAAAATATGCTTTTCGTTTTGGTGTAAAATCAATAATATTATTCAATAATGTATTAGTTGAAATAAGAAAAATAACTAAAGGCGGAGTAATAACATTTAGAAATTTATACGCTGTAGATGCGGGCAGGAATATTGAGGTTAAAAAAGCTCCATTTTTAGCACCAGCAGGTATTTTAGCATCAAAAAATATAGCTAATAATTATGTAAAAATAGCAACCGAAAGAATTAACAGAGTAATTAAATGAGTTGGATAGATCGAATAAACGAGTCTAAATTAAGCATAACAACAGGAGATGGGAAAACCTATACTCCTTTGTGGAAAAATGCTATCCTGAATATTAATTTTAACACTGAGGGGCTTGAATTTATAGGAGTACCAGGAACATTTGTAGGCAGAGAAGAAGTTAAGGGTCAGCAGTTTCCTTTATTGATTTATTTTCAGGGAGAAGATTGTATTGATGTTGCAAAGGAATTTAGAATATCATCGGCTGATAAGAGACCTTGGAAAATATCACATCCATATTATGATGATCTATTAGTGCAACCTTTAGGTTTGAAATTTGATGATTCGCAGTTAAATGTAGTTAAAATAACTGGTACTTTATGGGAAACTTTAGACCAGAAATATCCTACTAATAAAGTAAATGCACCCAAAGAAATTGAAATTAAAAAATCTGAAATTGATTTACTCACTCAGGAGTCTTTTGTAATAAAATTAGAAACACCATCAACAGAATTAATCCAGCCAGCAAACGACTCGGTAATTAAAACAGGATCAAATTACTCATTTTTAGCACAAACAAAAGATGAAATAACAGATTTAAAAAGTAAAGTAACCGCTGCATCAGGTGCAGCTCAGGAAATAACTACAAATACTAGCAGTTATATTAAAAAAGCAAACGATTTAATAAACTTTCCTTTTTTAACTAAACAAAACATAGTCGTTAAGGTAGATCAACTGATTAATACATTTAATGATTTTGCAGGTGTATTTTTAGAAGATCCAACAGCTGAAAAAAAAGCTACTTATGAGTTTCAATCAACTATGTTATTATCTGAATTATCATTGAATTTAATTGATACAGATATTAACGAGTTTGATAAAAGAAGTGATGTAATATCTGTTATAGACTCGCTTACGTTGGCTTATGATACATTTGGAGAAACAATGGATGATTTAGGCTATACACAAGATAGTGAACTTGCGTTACGATTAGATTATATTGTTAATTTTACATTAAGTTCATTATATGATGTTGCTTTAAATAGCAAACAAGAACGTTTTTTTATTTTAGATAAAGATAATAATATTGTTAATTTGGCACATAGATTTTATGGAACTGGAGATGATAATCTTGATTTATTTATAAAGCAAAACGATATAACATATAATGAAATATTGAATATTAAAAAAGGCAGAGAAATAGTTTATTTGTATGAGATTAGAATTTAAAAATAAAGATTACATTAATATTTCAGAGTATAATATTACTCTAAAGTATGACTCTATTGCTCATATTTTTGATTTTCGCACTCAATTAGATATTTTAGATTACATTTTAGAATATCCTGAATGTAAATTTTACGATAATGATTTATTATTAACAGGCACAATTTTAAGCCCAAATAAAAAAGTATCAAATAAACCTGAATTTTTACGATATACAGGATATGGAATTGCAGGAGTTTTGCAAGATTGCCCAATACCTATAAGTTTGTATCCTTTACAATTTGATAATTTATCTTTATTGGATATTACAAAAATACTATTAGAACCGTTTGGATTAAATTATATTTTTACATCAAATATACTGGATGATTTAAACAAAAAATATAAGAAAGTTGACATTTCCCCTGAAATGAAAATAAAGCAAATATTAAACAATCTAGCATCTCATAGAAATATAATCTTAACAAGTAATAATTTTGGCGAAATTGTTTATACAAGATACGATAAAACTAAATTCAGACCAGTTGCTTATTTTGAAGAGGGTAAAGAGGGCTTGTCAAATTTGAGTTTATCAATGAATGCACAAGCTTTGCATAGTGAAATAACAGTTATTAAAGAAGCGTCAAAAGACAATCCAGATGCAGGTCAATTTACAATTACAAATCCTTATGTTGATGTTTTCAGACCTACTGTAAAGATATTAAATTCTGGGGATATATTTGATGTTGAAAAAGCAGCCAGAAATGAACTTTCAAAAGAATTATCAAATATAAAAATAACGTTTAGATCAACAGTTTTTGTAAATGCAGGTAATACAATTAGTTTATTGTCACCAAAAATAGGTATTAATAAACCAACTGAATTATTCGTACAACAAACAGTAATAAAAAAAGAGGTAAAAGAACAGGATAGTTATATATTAACATGCTTATTACCAGATATTTTTTCAGATAACGAAGTAATAAATATTTTAAAATGATATTAACAAGAGTGAAATCTGCAACTAAAGACTTTATAAAGGTTCTTGTATACGGCAAGAATGATATTCGTACGGCTGACAATGTTGCACCTCACGGATTAGACTCTAAGCCAGTTGAAAATGATTTGGCTATTTACGGGAAAACAAACAACTCTGCTTCATCTGTAATTTTAGGATATTTAAAGAATTTTACCGAAACAAAGGCAGGAGAAACGAGACTTTTTGCAACCGATAAAAACGGAAAAGAAGTTTTTAGCATGCATTTTAAAAATGATGGTACTTTAGAAATTGGGGGTAATAAAGACAATGCGGTACGATATGCACCAATAAATACAGCAATGAGCCAATTATCAGTAGATATCAATGCTGAATTAGTTAAAATTGCAGCAGGTATTGCAACGGGCGGAGGGGCTTATACTCCAACACCAATATCAATAGATGTATCTAATGCAAAAATAAACGAAATAAAAACACTATAATATATAAAAATTTAATAAATTTGTATTATGAAAAACATGCTAAAAAACATATTAACACTTTTGATTTTCTCATTATTTTTTATTAATGCGAAAGCTCAATTTCAAGTTTCTGATTATGTTCAAAATTACGACCCATCAAAGCCAACAGTTTATGCAACTGATTTAGGAGGTGGTTATCAACAAGTTGCTGATAGTGCTGCAAAAGCAGATTTACCGTCTGATAAACGAATTATTGGAATGATGATATCATATTTTAAAAATAGTAACTGGATTACAGAACGATATGACGGAACTGATGTTTTAAATACTAATTGGATTAATGAAGATAACTGGAAGTTTGTAACTGTAGGAGGTTTGTCCGGAGTAACAACAAAAGGAACTGTTTTAGATAATGAGATAGTAAGATATTACGGAACTAATGAAGACTCCGTTCAATCATCAAACCTAACAATTAATGATGACGGTGATTTACTCCCAAATGATACCGACTCAGTTTACTTAG